GTCTAGTTACTGGATAAAAATGGCAGAGCGTTGTTACCACTGGCATCAAGATGAACTTTGTCACTGCTGGAATAAAAATGGACCAAGCATGAGATGGGAAAAGTTGATGTATTTTTATCTGTTTAAACATTACGGATACGAAGAGTGAAATGATAGAACTACTGTGGATGAATGAGGATGAGTTAAGAGAGCACTGCCATCTGTTGGTAGAGGCTTTGCTCACCTCTGAGAATCACAGGATAGCGTTGATTAACAATATGGGGAAAGCGTTGGCATATGGATACAACAGAGGATACACAGATGCGTCTGTACAACTCAAGACTGAGACTCAAGCGGGAGATGCAAAGAGCGTTGTCTTGCATTAGTCCTGGGTCTAAAAGGTATTTGGTAAAAGAATGGAAAGATAAATATTCTGAAGTTGTTTATAACGAACTTATCAGATGTGCCAAAAACAGAGATGCTGCAGAAACTATTTCTAATTGGAAACTAGAGGAGATGAAATAATGGCAACAGACCAAATATCAAACGAAGATGTAATGGGTCAAATGATGTTTCAAAAGGCTCAACAAGAATATCCGTATCTTGCTGACAAACAAATACCATTTGTATATACGCCTAAAGAAGGGTCTGAAAATTTGTTAGAAGTTTGGAAAGCTGGAGAGCCTGGAGAATCTGGATATGAAAGACCTGCACAAATACCTTTAAATCAATTTGGTATGCAAGTTTTTACTCCAGAAGGTGGTACACCATTAAATATTCTTGGAGACTATGTAAGTCACTATGGAGTAGAAAATGACCCTAAACTTGCTGCTTACTATCAACAATTTCAAAACTTGCTTGACCCTGCAGCTATGCAAGAAAGGTATCAATACCATACTAAAAAACTTGGAGAGAAAAGACCTTACGAACAATGGTATGAAATGACAGGTCTTCCAGAGATATTTAGAGGCTATACCTTTAATCAATTTGGACCTAGAGAACAAGCAATCAAACAATATACTCCTGAACAAATAAATGTATTGGACCAACTGCGTAGTTACTTGGGTATTAAATGAGAGTAGCAGTCATAACGCCTTATTACAACGAAAGTATATTTACTCTCAATCAATGTATTAAGAGCGTAGAAAAACAAACATACAAAGACATACATCACTTTGTAGTTGCGGATGGAAATCCTTTTGATGACATGGATGATTACACTGCTAACTTTACCCACATATCATTACCGCCCTGCAGAGACTTTGGAGACACTCCCAGGGGTGTTGCTACTGCTGTTGCATGGGCACAAGGTTTTGATGCTGTAGCTTACCTGGACGCAGATTGTTGGTATCACAAAGACCATATAAGAACTATGGTAGGTGTAATGAAGGAGTCAGGCAGAGACATCATCACTTGCCCTAGAAAGCTCTACACAAGCTCGGGTAAGTTTTTGGCTGAGTGTATAGAGTCAGATGGCTGGACATTTAATGACACCAACTGTTTCTTGTTCAAGCGTAATGTGTTTGGCATCTTGTCAACCTGGATGTTCAAAGACTTGAATATGTGTGCAGTAGATGACAAAGTGCTTTGGCAAGCCATCCAGCAGTTTGGTATACAGACGGCTAGGTCTTTAAGACCAACAGTTAACTACACAACAACACTTGCGTTTCATTATCAACAACACGGCAAGAAAATCCCTAAACACGCTAAAGTCATAGCAGATATAGGTGACGGATTAAAAACATACAACTACTGGGAATTACATGAACTTCAATCTGCAGCAGTTCTACAAGTTCTGTAGTGAACTTAAAATTGAGACAAAAGAAGAAGGTCTCAAGAAAATGGGTAAGCTCCTGGGGACTCAAACCTATGTTATGGAAGAAATACAAAAAGGACTTAATGAGGATGTACATTTCTTTGTTATTCTTAAAGGTCGTCAGCTGGGTATTACTACTATTAGCCTTGCCCTTGATTTGTATTGGCAATTTACTCATCCTGGTTGGCAGGGCACTCTTGTTGCCGATACTGAAGAAAACAGAGATATGTTCCGGTCAACTCTGGGAATGTATATTGACGGTTTACCCAAGGAGTACAAGATTCCTTTGGTTGCTCACAACCGCAATCAAATGGTCCTCAAAAACAGGTCCAGAATCTTTTATCAAATCGCTGGTAACAAATCTAGACTTGGTCAAGGTAAAGCTATCACTTACTTACACGGCACTGAGACAGCGTCTTGGGGCAATGAAGAAGGACTCGCATCTTTGATTGCCTCTTTAGCTGAAAAGAATCCTGAACGCCTGTATATGTTTGAGAGCACAGCCCAAGGTTTTAATATGTTTCACGATATGTACAAAACGGCTAAAAAAGCCCGTACACAACGTGCAATATTTTGTGGCTGGTGGAGAAACGAATATTATTCTCTAGGTCCTGAGACAAAAGAATACAAAGTCTACTGGGACGGAAAACTCAAGCCTGAAGAAAAAGAATGGGTTAAAGATATTAAAAAACTCTACGGTGTCGAGATAAACTCTAGACAAATGGCATGGTGGAGGTGGAAAATGTATGAAGGTATTAAGGATGAAACCCTGATGTACCAAGAGTTCCCACCTACAGAAGACTACGCTTTTGTGATGACAGGTACTAGCTTCTTCTCTAACTCACGCTGCACAGACGCAGCCAAAATTGCGAAAGGAAAAGACTATGAGTGCTTCAGATACGCCTTTGGACAACTCTTCCAAGACACAGAGTGCATACCGTCCACAGACCGTTTGGCAACGCTACGGATATGGCAACAACCCGTTGATACCGCCTTCTACGTTATCGGGGCAGACCCAGCTTACGGCAGCTCAGACTGGGCTGACAGATTTTGCATACAAGTCTTTAGAGTCTATGCAGACGGACTTGACCAAGTTGCTGAGTTCGCCACATCGGAGCTTAACACTTACCAGTTCGCTTGGGTCATTGCTCACCTTGCTGGAGCATACAAAAACTCGACTCTTAACCTCGAAGTCAACGGACCAGGACAAGCCGTAATCAACGAACTCAGAAACTTAAAACGTTTAGCTTCTGCTATGGAAGGAGGCACTGGTCGTGGACTCATGGACGTACTTGGCTCTATGTCTAATTACATCTGGAGGCGTTTAGACTCTATGGGTGGTCTGTCCAACTCCATAGGATTTGTGACCACAAGCTCTTCCAAAGAACGTATGCTCTCTTACATGAAAGATTATTTTGAACGTGGCATGATGGGTATATTCAGCATGGACACCTTAGAAGAGATGAAAGGCATTGTTCGTGAAAATGGATTCATAGGTGCGCCTGGTCGTGGCAAAGACGACAGGGTCATTGCTTCAGCACTGGCAACAATAGCATGGGCAGAACAAGTGCAACCTAGATTGATAGCGCAACGCCTTACCAGGATGATGTCAACAAAACAAGATGAATACACCCCTGAACAAATTGCAGTTGGAAAAAATGTTTCCAATTATTTAAAAATGATAGGGATGTACGGGTCTAGTCATTAACCTGTGAAGAATGAAATGATACAAAACCTCAGTAAGAAACAACTTATGGTAGAGATGAAATTGTTTTTAGAAGACAAAGACAGGGGCATTTCTATCAAAAACTTCTGTGAATTAGCAGGTATATCTGACCGATTGTTCTTTTACATCTTCCGTGAGGGTACTGCGCCCCTAACAGAAGAGACCCAAAGGGGGCTAAATAGAGCCTACAAGCATTGGAAAGAAGGAAAGATACGGGTAATGAAGAAGCGTACAAATGAAACTTATCCTGATTACAGGAAAGAACCTGTACAACCTTTGATACCTATGAGTAAGTTGGTTATGACGAATACGGGGTTTAAAGTACAAAACAAACCTTTAAACCGCCACGATTACGCAAATTTCGACAATATTTTGTTAAAAACTTGAAAAAGGGGGTGATATGGGAGTTCTTAAAGACTATATGTGTACAGAACACGGTGTATTTGAATCTAGAGAGGCAAAATGCCCTATAAAGTTCTGTAAAGGGGATTTATCGGTAATTTTTCTCCAACCAGTGGCTATAAAGTCAGAAAAGACCAAAAGAAACGATAAAAACATAGAACAACTCGCTTTAGAGTTCAATATGACCGATATTAAGTCTACAAAAGAAGGTGAACACCAAACTGGGTACTTAAAACGCAATAATAAGCTCACAGACAAAGAATTTGCCCAAGCTGGTGAGGCTATGGCTCATAATCAGAAGATGGAAGAGGAAAATATTGTCAAACAAAGATTAGGTGGCGCAATGTGGGGTAATGGTGGTAATATCAACCTCAATTCCGTCATGGGCGGGCAGTTTAAACCTGTCCGTGATGAATCCGTAAGCGTTTTACCCAGTGACGTTGCTCCTGGCGGGAGATTTAGACCCCCAATGCCAGGACCAGGCACTCAAAATGACCATGAAGGTTTAAAGTTGGAGTAATAAATGAAGATACCAAAAGGCGCACAAGACAGAGAGGAGTTCTTTAACGACCTTATTTTTAAGTGCGAGGTTTCCTTGGAGAACCGTAAAACAGATTATGGCTCTCTAAGGAATTGGTATCTCTTTGGTAACGGACCGAATGAAGCTCCGTCTATCTACAACAAAATATATCCGCATCTAGACCAGGTCACTTCTTTCCTCTACTCGGCAGAAACTACTCGTTTCTCCATCAACCTTGGGGCAGAGGTTCACGGAGAAGAACACCGCAAGATTCCTGCTTTAACAAAGTTGTTGAACAATGAGTGGTTAAATAGCAACGCTGACCAAGTATTTTCTACAGCTGTGACTTGGGCACTGGTGTACGGAACAACCTATGTCAAGATGATTGTCAATAACGGTATTCATCCTTACATGATTGAGCCTGGGTCTATGGGGGTGTTAAGAGAAGACATCACTTATACCGACAGGCAAGAAGCTCTCATTCAAAAATACTACATCACCAAGTCTGAACTTTACGCAAGACTTTACTCTCATCCTAGAAGAGAAAAAATACTAGAACGCATCAACACTCAGGTCCACGAAAGAACAGAGATAGCAAACGGTCTTGACCGCATACTTATGTCTGCATCTAACCTGGGGACACAAGGCGGTACTATGTACGGTAACGTCAACTTAGACTTGACTGGTGGCAATAGATACAAAGCAGAAGTTCGGGAAGATACAGTTGAGATGACTGAGCTGTGGGTTTGGGATGATGACATTCTTGACTACCGAGTTATAACAAAAGCAGACCCAGACGTAATCATTTATGACAGACCAGGTGAATCTGTATTTATCAAGGGTGAATTACCTTTTGTTCAAATATGCCCCAACCCACTCTACGACTACTACTGGGGAGGAAGTGAAGTCAACAGACTCATTTTCTTGCAACGACTTAGAAACCAAAGAATGTCAGAAATACTTGACCTGCTCTCAAAACAAGTTGCTCCACCAACTGCTTTGATTGGATTTACGGGAATACTTGACGAAAAGAATTTTGCACTTAACCGAGCAGGTGGACTTCTTTCTACAGATATGCCTAACGCTAAAGTAGAAAAAATG